CAACGGCGAGCGCAAGTTTCCTTCGCTGAACTAGAAGTTCCTGACCGTGTTAGACGGGCACAAGTTTCTTGGGCAGAGTTTGAAGTCCCAGATGCTCCCACAACAAATCGGCGAGCGCAAGTTTCCTTCGCTGAACTAGAAGTTCCGAATGGTCAGCGCAGAGCACAGGTCTCATTCGCTGAACTAGAAGTTCCGAATGGGCAACGGCGAGCGCAAGTTTCCTTCGCTGAACTAGAAGTTCCGAATGGTCAGCGCAGAGCACAGGTCTCATTCGCTGAACTAGAAGTTCCGAATCAGGATCAAAGACGAGCACAAGTTTCATTTGCTGAACTGGAAGTCCCATCACTTTCTAGTGACGTTAAGAAGTGGTTTTTCTTCCAGAAAATCTTGAGGCGATAAAATGATCCGTCTAATTAAAGTCAGCGAACCACTTGCCGCATTGCGACAAGTGTGGTTTGATCTTCGTTTGGAGTCAGACGGCATCACACCGGTTTTGACAGAGGCGGGCGGGCAGCCACAGATTTCAATTTCTGGGGCACCCTGGACCAATGTTGGCATCGGGACATTGACTCATGTTGGAAATGGGCGTTATTTCGCGGTTCTCGCGGATACGTCCGTAGCCAATGCTGATGTATTCATTGACACCCGATATAAGGGAACTCTAACCGCTGAAACTCCAGGTGATACCGCCCAGATCGAAGAGTTCGATCACAGCGATATTATGGAGCGGCTGGACCTTACCAGCGGTTCCTTGACTCCTGGTGTTGGTAGCGGAATCACTGGTAATTATTACGGCACCTTGTTGGAAGCCAATGATTACTTCGACAATCGCCTACACGAGAGTGCTTGGTATGATGCAGCCGTCGCTGATCGACCAAAAGCACTGCTTGCTGCAACTAGAATTATCAACGCCCTGAATTTCAAGGGTGACAAAGCTACGGTTGCTGCTCTGTTGGCCAGCAACCCTAACGCTACTGATGAGCAAATTCGTGCAGCCGACGCTGACCAGCCTCTCGAATTCCCAAGAGGCACCGACACGGTAGTTCCCGAATCAATTAGGATTGCTTCCTACGAGATCGCTCACAGTTTGCTTGATGGGAAAGACCCGGAAGCTGAGCTTGAGAATCTCGGTATCATCTCGCAGGGATACGAGTCCGTGCGAACCACATACAATCGAAATCAGGTGCCGATTGAGCACCTAATCAACGGCATCCCGAATGCCGCAGCTTGGCGTTATATTCGTCCGTTCTTACGCGACGAAGACGCCATCAAGATTGCGAGAGTTTCGTAATCTTTTCCGACCGTCATTTCGACGGGTGGAAGGCGATGACCCTAATCGTTCTTCCGTAATGTTCAATAGGGGCACAAGGTTTATTGACCCATGTTGTTTGATCTGTACCGCTCGAATCCCCGTCTCGTGTGTTTTGATGGTGAACCCGTTGTGGACACCACCACCAATCCCGACCCTGACCCGAATCCGGCGGCCGACAAAGTGTTCACACAGGCGGAGGTCAATAAAATCCTCGCCGAAGACAAGCGCAAGCACCAGGCGCAGGCCCAGAAGCTCGAATTGAAGCTGAATGAGACGCTCACAAACGTCAAGCTCACCCAGGAAGAGCGGACCAAGGTCGAAGAGTCTCTGGAAGACTTGCGGAAGCAGTTCCGCACGAAGGACGAGACTGCCAAAATCGAGCGCAAGGCGCTCGAAGACCGATACACGAATGAAATTACCACGCTGAAGACACGCGCTGAATCCGCCGAAAGCAAGTACGTCGAATCGACGATTGCTAGGGCCATTCAAGATGCGGCCGTCACCGGCGATGCGTTCAGTCCCAATCAACTCGTCGTCCTCCTTCGCCCGATGACGAAAATGATTGGTGACAACCCGATGATTGACTTTCCCGATGTCGAAGCCGACACGGGGAATCCAATCGTCAAACAGATGACCACGACCGAAGCCATCTCACGGATGAAGCAATTGCCTGAAATTTACGGCAATCTGTTTAAGTCCAATGTTGTTGGTGGCGTTGGTGCGGGGTCGGCTACCGGTGGCGCACCGGGTTCGACTGGGAAGGTCGATCTGAAGAAGATCACGATGGAACAGTACCAGCAGCTTCGGAAAACAAATCCGAAAGCCCTGGGGCTGCAATAATCCAGGACTCACCCGGAGTCTTTCCCGAAACAATCCGGGGCGGATAGTTTTCACACAACCACCGGCGGCGATTTGCCGCCAACCAATTCCTAAAAGGAAAATCAGACAATGAACAAGCTGTACGCTTCCCTGGCGAAGATCGTTTGCTTCGCCAACGACAATGACGCTTTCATCCCCGAGCTTTGGGCGATGGAAGGTCTCACCATCCTCGAAGAAAATATGGGCATCGCTCGCCTCGTCCACCGGGACTTCAACAGCGCTGTCGCCAACTACGGCGACGTTGTGAACACCCGCCGGCCCGGCGAATTCCGCGTCCAGCGTAAGACGGACGCCGACTCGGTGGCGGCTCAGGACGCTTCGGCCACGAACGTCCGCGTGCCGCTGGATCAGCACTTCTACACCACCTTCATCATCAAAGATGGTGAGGCGTCGAAGAGCTTCCAGGAACTCGCCCAGGTCTATCTGGTGCCGGGTATGCAGTCGGTCGCTCGCGGTGTGGACCGTGGTCTGCTCGGTCAGGCCCACCGGTTCTTCCGCACGAACGCCCTGCGTGCTGGTCGCCTGACGGCCCTCAGTTCCAGCAATGCCAAGGATTACACCTTGGAAGCGCGGGAAATCCTCAACCGCAACAAGGCGTACCCGGAAGGTCGCAATCTCGTCCTGGCCCCGGCCAGCGAAACCGCTTTGCTGAAGACTGAACTCTTCATCAAGGCCAACGAGCGCGGCGACGGCGGCAACGCCCTGGAGAACGCTCGGCTCGGTCGAATCCTCGGCTTCGACACCTATATGTTCCAGAACGTCCCGGCAGTCGCCACTGGCGCTGACGTGGCCACTGGCACCGTTACCAACGCCTTGGCGGCTGGTGTCGGCGGCTCGCAGACCGTCGTGATTACGGGCTACGAAGTCGTGGTCGGCGAATTCGCCCTGGTTGAAGGCAACCAGCAGCCCTTGTACATCACCGCTAAGACGAGCGGTGGTGGCAATACGACGGCCCTCACGCTGTCGGAAGTCAACAAATACGCGACTGGCGCGGTGGCTCCGATTACCGTGTTCAAGACTTGCGAAGTCAACGGTAGCTATCCGGCTGGCTGGACCAAGGAAGTCGTGGTCGATGGTTGGACTGCCCTCTCGGCCCCTCAAGTCGGTCAAATGATCGCCTTCGGTACGGGTGCTGGTCGGCACGTTTACACGATCATCGAATCGTTCCTGTCGGCGGCCGGCGAGCAGTCCTTGCTCCTGGATCGTCCGTTGGACATCTTGCTGACGAACGACGATGCGGCTTTCCCCGGTCCCTACGGTGCCTTCAACCTCGCGTTCCACCGCGAAGCGATGGCTCTCGTCAACCGGCCGTTGGCCCGTCCGAACAGCCAGTTCGGCGTGATGAGCGGTGTGGCTGCCCACAACGACATCTCGATGCGTGTCACGATGCAGTACGCTTCCGACATCCAGGGTACTCGGGTTACGCTCGATCTGCTCTGTGGCTACGCGCTGCTCAACGTGAATCTCGGCGTCCTGTTGCTCGGCTAAACCGAGCGGTTTCAACAAACCCAAGTTCCCCGGCCCGGTCGCAAGATCGGGCCGGGGTTTTCTTTGTTCCTATCTATGTACTACCTTTATATCATCACTAACACGGTGAATGGTAAGCGGTATATTGGAGTCACTAAGACTCCAACGATTCGACGAGATCAGCATTTAAGATATTTGAATCTAAAGACTGGATCAAAATTGGTTAAGGCTGCTGTTAAGAAATACGGTGTGGAACACTTCACATTTACTGTGGTTGGTTCTGGACCGCAATCTCTTATCTACGCTTTAGAATGCTGGTATATTTCGTCGTGGGCCACGATGGTTCCACATGGATATAATCTGACGGCAGGCGGTGAAGGACGAACTGAAGCGATTGTCTCTGACGAAACTCGTTTGAAAATGGGAGTCTCGCAAAGGAAGCGAATCCACACCGAAGCAGAGAAGGAGCATTTACGTGGCCTATGGGTGGGCCGACAACATACTGCTAAAACGAAGCAAAAGATGCGCGTCTCGGCACAGCAACGTCATAAAGCCGGAAATATGACTGCTGTAACCGTACAGGGTGTTGAGTATCCGGCAATTGTTGCGGCAGCCAAGGCGATTGGAATGAAGCCTTCAACTTTGGTTAGTCGTTTTCGTTACTACAGGAAAACAGGCCGATGGCCTACGGGGTGGTGTGATGGAACTAATTCAAGTCATTCAGGAGTACGGCCCCTTGGCGGGAGTCGTAATCTTTTTTCTTTGGCGTGATTTCAAACGAGAAGATCGTCTCCTATCTCGTGTTGAAAAATTGGAGGATGAGCAACGAGAAATCATCCTACCACTTGTTCAAAAATCAACGGATGTCATCGCTCGCAACACAGAAGTCATGGAGCGTCTTGAGCGCACCTTTGAGAAAGTGAACGACGATGCCCACCAACGCCAACCTTAATCAACGGATCAAGCAATCGCTGTATTCACTCAAGAAAGAATACGGCGGTGGTCCATTTTTGATCCACACGTATCACGGAACCGACACTAATCTTGATACTGGCGAGAAGATCGTCAGCGAGACTGTCACCAAGGTACGGCGTGTGATTATCCTACCGGCTAGGCTTAGCCGGGAACTCGTTCAAAGCATTTCGCAGATCAGCGCGAATAAAGAGTTCGTGTATGGCGGCAGCTATGATGCCCGCCAGCGGACTTTCATCATCGACCGAAAAGACTGTCCTGGACTCGTACTGAAGGATGACGATTGGTTCGTCTTCAACGGGCGAAAATACGAGATCAAGAACATTCAGGAATTCGAGTTTGACACAGCATACGTCGTAGTTGCAAAGCACCTAGTAGGCGAAGACTCTGGGAGCGTGTACCGACCGACGATCACCGAGACACTAACGCTTGCCTCGCAAGCAAGTGCCATCCTGGAAACTCCGTAAGGAAGGACAACTATGGCCGACCGAAATTGGACCAGATGGATTCATGCTTCAGTAGCAAAATATCTGAAGCAAGTCGCTGTGGACAACAACATTCCTGTGCTCATCGAAGGTATTGATGATCGTGACCAGAGCTTCATGGAAGCTCCTGATCGTGTTGAAGTCCGTTTGAACGGACCCTTCTCACAAGAACTCAGCAGAGGATACCATCGCCTCTATGTGGACATCAACGTATTGCTCTCCAGCCAAATGGGTGGCGAGAGTAAGAACGCTTATGATTTGGATGCCCGACTAGGCATCTTCCATGAAGCGATGGATGGAGTCATCTCCATCTTCAAAGTCGGCACCGGCCCCGACGATGACCAAAGTCTCCTGGTGTGTTTGACGCCTCGGCCGGGCAAAAACGATAGCGTTCGCGTTGTCCACTTCGGTCAAATCGAGAGGACAGATCGCTTGAAGCAAGGCGTCGTTGACGCCCGGTACATCGGACATATCAATAGCTGACGTGTCCCCAACACAACCAAAGGACCAAACATAAATGGCTCGTATTGAATTGCGAGATTGCACCATCCTGATCCAGGATGGTCTTAGCGGCTCCGCCGCTGTCAACCAAATGGGCCTGATGGCTAATGATGTCGATTTCGATGTCAATACCATCGTGCTCAATACGCTGGACACCGATCTGATCCCGGTCGGCGCTCGCTTTACCGTCGCTGGTGAAACTGGCCTGCCGATCCACACTGTCACCGCTCGAACCCCATCCAGCGCCAGCCCGACGACCAACATCGTTTTCACGCCTGCTCTCGCCAGCGCCGTGGCCGATGATTCCGTCATCACCTTCCTCCCCATTCGG